GGTATCAAAAAGAACGCACAGAGCGTGTGCTCAGTACCTTGGTTGATCCTACAGGACAAATACGAGACAATCATCGAGCTGTGAGCGAAGAAGATCATCAGCTGATTAGTGAAATAAAAAAATGTATAAACGTGTAGCCATTGTAACTTTCCCAAGCCAAGAGCTTGAAAGACCCCCTGCCGCACCTGCTGTGCTAGGCGGAATATGTCGTCACATGGGAATTGATTATAATGTGTTTGATATTAATCTACAACTGGCAAAGCGACTGACAGCAGAAGAATTTGCAGAAGCCAGTGACTACTGGCGCACTGCACATGACAGGCCGCTGCCTCAACGAGTGTTTGAAGAGTTTGATCTCACAATAGACACTATCATTGCCAGTGGCTACGACTGTGTGGCTGTGAGTGTGTTTTCAAAGTTCAGCACTCGTGCGGCAAGATTGTTCTGTGAACGATTCCGCCCAATGAGTCCGGTCATGCTGGTAGCAGGCGGACAAGGCCTTACTACTCCATATGGTAGCAAACGTTTTGGTGACTGGCTACGTGGTCAGCAACTGGTAGATCATGTGGGGTGGGGCGATGGCGAGATCATGTGGCAGCAATGGATGCACGGCAATTTTGATGTAGACGGCACAGATGATCGACCAACTGTGCAGATTGACGACATTGAATCATTGCCGCCAGCTGACTTTAGTCGACTGGATCCTTGGAAATACTTTTACAATCAAACAGCAGGCATTTACTTGACTGCTTCACGAGGCTGTGTGCGCCGTTGTACATTCTGCGATGTTCCACATCGTTGGCCCAAGTACAAGTATCGCACAGGTGTAAGCATGGCCAATGAAATGCTTCAGCACTGGAAAGAAACAGGAGTACAACTGTTTCAGTTTACTGACAGCGTGATCAACGGCAACCTAAAAGAATTTTACTCTCTTAACATAAACATTGCTAGACTGGCACAAGAAAATCCAGAGTTCAAGCCTACATGGCTCAGCCAGTTTAACATACGCAAGGCCAAAGACATGCCAGAAGAAATGTACGCCGCGATGGCAGCAGGTGGCTGTCGTATGTTGATTACAGGAGTTGAGCATGCCAGCTGGGCTGTGCGACAGCACATGGGCAAAGAATTTGACAACGATGATTTGGATCATCATATTCGCATGTGTGGTCGCTACGGCATACAAAACGTATTTTTAATGTTCATAGGTTACCCTACAGAAACGCCAGCAGATCACAAAGAACAACTGGACTTTCTAAAACGCTATCAAAAGTACATGCAGGCAGGTACCATAGCACTCATACGTTGGGGCTACACAGGTAGTATAGATCACGGCAGCAGACTGGAACTCAGCAACCTAGGACTTGAGCTGGTGCCTGAGTGGCCTGATTTGAATTTGAGTCATTTGGAAGATCAAGATCAGGACTGGGTTTACGGACGCAACTGGATCAACCTAAATAACCCAACATTAACACTAAAAGAACGCTTGCGCCGCCGTTTAGAGGTGCATGAGCTTAGTGCTAAACTAAACTATCCCATCACCAAAGGCACAGAAGAACTCAAGATCTTGAAGATTATAGCAGAGCAGATTATAGGCAAAGACCGCACCAAACCTCTATTGAAACTGGCACAAATTGACACAGAACACTGATATTTTAACCCCACTGACGCACGAGATAATTATGTTTACGTATTATGACATGGACTTTTCAAGGCAAAACAGTAGAGGAACTGCCCGATGATTGCATTGGGTTTGTCTACATGATCACTAATACTATCTCTGGCCGCAAGTACATAGGTAAAAAACTAGCAAAATTTTCTAAGACCACACTTAAAACAGTAAAGCTAAAAAACGGCACCAAAAAGAAAAAGAAAATCCGCTCCAAGATCGACAGTGATTGGCGCACCTATTATGGCTCAAGCCCGGAACTAACAAAAGATGTTGTTGCTCTGGGCACAGAAAACTTCACCAGAGAAATCCTCTTTATTTGTAAATCAAAAGCAGAATGCTCATACATCGAAGCCCGAGAACAATTCACACGCAAAGTGCTAGAATCAACAGACTACTATAACGGACACATTCAAGTTCGTGTACATGGCTCACACATAATCAACAAACTCTGACACTCAGTCTAGCAAGTTAAACAGTATTGGCTCGCACCGGCCTAACTCGGGTGCCCTAGACCTGGATCACGGATCACAGGGACGGAATTCTCTGCGCTGTACAGAGTACTCAATCACTACCCGAGAAGGATGTTGACTGGTTAAATGCCCCAGTTTGATTGTTTGAACAAAATGTTAAGGCTGAAAAGACGTGCAAGCGATTGCACACGCTCAGTGTATGTGTTAGCGTATGTATACTGATCCGCCGTTGTTATAAAGACGCAACTCGAGGTACCGGACAACCGCCTCTGTAATTGTTGTAACGCTAAGTGCTGTCAGAACTCAGATGAAGCTCTCTTTGCCCTGTGCGGGCAAAGTGTGACCATAGAATCTAGATGAAACTTACTATCGCTTCGCTCTCGTTATATTAATAGAAGAAAAATCATTGCTGAGCGATAGCGAAAGCAATAGACTTACGCAGTAAGTCTTGAATGGGTTAGAACATTGGCATACCTGACTTCTTGGTGTTCTCCAAGTTGTCTTTGATAATTTCTGAAATGATTTCGCGTTCTTCTCGACTGAGTATCATTGCGTCTTCGTAGGACAGACCTCCACGCATCCACCAACTAAAACGCAACGCTTCTTCTCTAATGGCTCGTGACTCTTTCTCGTAACCCTCGATCATACGAGAAATTGCGTCATTGTCTAATGTCAGGAGCCGGTTGCGAAAAAACTTGCGTAGTCAAATGTGATTGTGATAGTGAATGGCTTTTTGCATTCCATGCAACTGACAGGCACAGGCTTGACGTTGGCCTCTACTGCCATTTCTGTTAGACGTGTTTGAATCAATCGCACAATTTTGCTGTCTGTTTGTTCAAAGAACTCACGGATAAATGCTTCATCTGTTACTTCTTCTTCGCCCACAGTGATTGAGCTGGTGCTGGATACTAGGCCGTCAATATTCAGCTGATTGAGTCTAGTCATGCTTTCGCCAAACATCTTTTGCTTGACTTCAGGATCTGAGTCATCTGTGACAATGCTCATGATACGTTGTTCTTCAAAGCGCAGTTGATTGCTTTGGTTTACTGCAAAGTATCTTTGCGGTTTCAGTATGATTTTTAGATCATTGCTTTCAACAGGGATTGTAAAGTCTGGGCATTTCATGCCGTCGCTTACTGTGCGCAGGTCAATGGCATAGTCATTGCTTTCGTTGCAGTGCGGGCATTGTCCGCCAAAGTCCATGCGGTGCCCGTAGCTGGCAATGCGAATGGCAATCAGCACAGGATCCACGTCGATGCTGGGCATGTCCCATGCGTTCTTGATGTTTGGGCAACAGCTTTGTATCACACCCACAACACCGGAGCCGTTCAACAACGCATCAGGTGTGCGAAGCAAGATTTCGTCCTTTGTGGTCATTGGGTAGATGGGAATTTCCATGTTTTCGGGCATGTCCAACGAACCTTCTGGCCACCAGCGTCCTTCACTTGGCAATGCAAGATAAATTGCAGGCTGTCTAAAATGTTTTGCTAGCGGATTTGATGCAGGTGCTTTGACGGATTTAGTGTCCATATATTGATCCTATAAATATAATTGAGTACATGTGTATTTAACCGTAAAGAAATAACCCAAGAGAAAAATATGGCCGCTGAAGGACTAACACCCGAACAAGAAATGATGATGAAAGCCCTGTTTGAGGCTTTTGCTAAACTACGGGGATCAACAGACAGTGTAACTCAGTCACTTGAAACCATGAGCAAGGACACTGGCAAAACTGCGGCTCAGCTGGATAAAGAGTTACGAGACCTCAGTACAGATCTCAAGCAAAAAACCAAACCAGAATTTGGATCATTCTTCAAAACACTTGCGTCAGGCAAAAGCTCGTTTCAGAGCATGCAAAGTGAAATTGATAATCTCACTGCGGCTGCTAAAAAATCCAAAACAATAGACGAACAGAATCGACTGCTACAGACCCGAGACGCACTACAGGATTCAGAATCTAGGAATAGAGCACGGTCTGAAGCAGAAAATGCCACAGCAATTGGCACCAAGCAAATGGTTGGCATCTTGGCTAGTGGTGCTACATCAGCTGTTGGCGGACTGATCAAAGGACTACAAGCAGGATCATCGGGTACTCAACTTGCCACAGGCATGATGACAGCCGCTGTGGATGTTGCAGCCGGATCAGGCAAAGCACTGGGCGGAGTGATTGGTGGGGTGGGTAGTGCCATGTCTGGCATGGGCGGCAAAGCCAAGATTGTTGGTCTTGGATTGACAGTACTTGGTTCAGCAGTTGGCTTTGCATCTGAACAAGCAGGTAAACTGGCCAAGTTTGGTATTGAAGTACTAAGCAAAGAAGTAGAAAAAACAGTTGGTGCATTCAATACCATGAGTGCCAGCGGTGCAATCTTTGCCAACGGCATGCAAGGCATGCGTGATGCCAGTGCAGGTGCAGGACTCACAGTAGATCAATTTTCTAAAGTAGTCAGTGCAAACAGTGAACTGATTGGTGCTTCAGGTCTGGGTGTGGTAGAAGGTGCCAAGCAGATTGGACGAGTCGGTAAAGAACTACAAAAGAGTGGCGTTCAAACTCAGTTGTTGAAACTAGGCTATAGTTTTGAAGAGCAAGCGGCACTCACTGCTGAAACCATGGCCAACATGCGTAAAGCAGGTGGCGGTAAACTAGACGACAAAGAAGTTGCGGCTCAAACACAGAAGTACGCAGAAAATTTAAGACTCATTAGTTCTATAACTGGTGAGGATGCTAAAAAGAAAATGGCAGCAATACAGCAAGAAAATGCTGAGTTGGCATTCCAACAAAAAACTGCATCAATGACCAAAGAGCAACGTGCTCAACTCAATGCCGCAATGGCAACCATGACAGACCAGGAACGCAAAAACTTCCGTGATCGTATGGTGTTTGGTGAAGTTATCAACAAAGAAGGCGCAATTTACGAAGCCACAGTTGCTGGTGCAAGAGAAAAAGGTGAGGCAGCTGCCAAACTGGCTGAACAGGGTAACCTCACAGCCGCTACTAACTCAGACCTTAATGCACAGTATGGCGAACAAATCAAAGCCAGTATCTTGTCACAACAAGCTCTGGGTGTTGCTGCCTATTCAGGTGCAGAGTCTGTTAAAGGAGCCGCAGCCGCAATGGCACAAGCTCTTGATCAAGCCAACACCTATACAACCGAAGGTGTAGAGGCCGCTAAGAAAAACAACGAAGCCGCGGCAAAAACAACAGACGCATTGACCAACAGTGTGATTGATGCCGAAAAAGCCGCACAGAGCATGAAAATCAAACTGCAAGAAATGATGGATGTGCCTATTGCTAAGTTTGCTCAAGTAAGCAAACAAATGCTTGAAGCAGTGGCTGCACAGTTGGCTGAACTAGGACTGGGCAAGGGCAAGCCCGGAGAAAAACAAGGTCCGAGCACTTGGGACAGAGTTAAAACAGCAGGAGCGTCGGCACTTGAATGGGGTGCAACAGGTGCCACAGTAGGTGCCGCAGTAGGTGGCGGTATTGGATCCGTGCCTGCGGCAGTGATTGGTGGTATAGGTGGTGCAGTGGCAGGTGCATTGACTAATTGGTTCTCTGACAAGTCAGGCAAAGCTGTTGGTGGCATAGCAAGCGGACCTAAGAGTGGTTATATAGAAAAACTGCACGGTGAAGAAGCAGTTATACCCACAGTGGGCGGTAAAGTGCCGTTGGATGTGCGCATGCCTACATTAGATCCTGTAGCACTTGCACAAGCACAAAAAGATACTATTACACAAACATTGAACTCAGGGTTTGGTAGCATGGGTACTGATATGTCTGCAAATCTCAGCAAGTCGTTTGAAATGGTTAAACCTACTGCTGGTGCAACTGGTGGCGGCAATATGTCTAGCTCAGTGTCAGACATGCTGAACATGGTCAGTATGAACAGCAAGAACATTGAATCAATGTCTGCTGGCATGCGACAACCAGTCAACTTTGAAGCCACAGAATTTGGTAGCAAACTGTTTGATGACTTCCAGGTTGGATCCAAGCTAACAACCAGCACAATGCTGGCTGACCTTGACAAAACACGAAGTCTAAATCAATCAAACTTTGATGAACAATTTACTCAAACACGATCACTGTTTGGACAACAGTTAGACAACACTAGCAAACTTGCAAACGTACAACTGAACGGACTAAGCAAACAAAACCAGGCCCGCATGGAATCTCTGCAGGTAGAACGCTTGGCCCGCAAGAGCATGACTGACGAACAGTTTGCAGACTGGAAACGCAAGTCCACAGAAAAAGCAGGCACTGCCAAAGGCAAGTCAGCAGACAAGAAAAAAGACGAGCCAAACTTTTTAGAAAAAATGGGCCTAAACAGTGGCACAGCAGTGGGTGCAGCCATTGGCACCATGCTACTGCCTGGACTTGGTACAATACTTGGCGGCGGCATTGGCACACTGGTTGATAACGTTACAGCCAAAGATGACAAGAGCAAAGGTGTGCTAGGCGGACTGGTAGACTCAGCCAAAAATTTCTTTACTGGTGGCAACAACCAACCTGTCACAGGCAAGCAAACTGAAACATACACCATCAACGGCAAGCCTGCAAGCAAGGAACAGTTTGACAAGTACATGAAGGACAATCCTGAACTTGCACAGCTAATGGGCAAGGCACAAGGACTCAACAAAGACAACAACACCAAAGATCCTGTTAATGGTGCCATGGACAGCATTAAGAATGCTTTCTCAGACAAAGGCATCATTGGTGAGTTTGCTAGCAAAAATAAAGAAATGCTGGCAGGCGCTGGCGCAGGACTCATGGTTGGTGGCCCAATGGGCGCAGTGGTAGGCGGGCTTGCGGGTCAAGTGGCAGCAATGACGACAGATTTTGCAAAGTCAAAAATAGACAAACAAGAAGTCAAACCAGAAGATACAAAAGTTGTCAAGCAAGACAAGCCCCGAGCAGAGGCCAGTCCAGAAATGAAAACGCTAACAGACAACATGACTCAATTGGCCTTGATTAGTCAACAACAAGCAACCCAACAACGTGAAATGATAGATATTCTGGCTAGACATAAAGACATTGCCGAGCGTCATTATCAATCGAGTTTGTAATCTAGGGTTAAATATAACACACTAGGGAAACCCAATAATGTCATGGAAAAAATACTTTAAGGCGCCGACGCCGGCTAGCAACTTCAGTCCAATATCTGGAAGAGAGCAGCCTGTCAACCCCGATTTTAGAAATTACCAAAGCCAGTTGCCTGAAGTATACATTGGGCATCCAAACCGTGTAGAACGCTACAATCAGTACGAGCAGATGGACATGGACAGTGAGGTCAATGCCGCACTAGACATTCTTGCGGAGTTTTGTTCACAGCCAAATGAAGACAACGGCACACCGTTTGACATCAGTTTCAAAGAGCAGCCAACTGATAACGAAATTAAAATTATCAAAGAGCAGTTACAGCAGTGGGTGAGTCTAAACGAATTCAACAAGCGCATGTTCAAAATTGTGCGCAACACCTTGAAGTACGGCGATCAAATTTTCCTACGTGACCCAGAAACATTCAAACTGTTCTGGGTTGAGATGACCAAGGTTACCAAAGTTATTGTAAACGAAGCAGAAGGCAAAGAGCCTGAGCAGTATCTGCTTAAAGATCTAAACATCAACTTTCAAAATTTGACAGTGACCGCAGTTGCAGCCAGTGACACATATATGAATCACCCGCAAATGGGCGGCGCCAACGGCAGTTATGTACAGTCCAACACACCATTTGCAGGCGGCAGTCGTTTTGCTCATGCCAAAAATGAAAGCGCAATTGAAGCACAGCACATACTACACCTGAGCCTGACTGAAGGCTTAGATGTATACTGGCCATTTGGTATCAGTGTGCTGGAAAACATTTTCAAAGTGTTCAAGCAGAAAGAACTGCTGGAAGACGCTATCATTATCTATCGTGTGCAACGTGCTCCAGAACGCAGAATTTTCAAGATTGACGTGGGCAACATGCCCAGCCACATGGCCATGGCCTTTGTGGAACGTATTAAAAACGAAGTGCATCAACGCCGTATACCCACACAAACAGGTGGTGGTACCAACATGATGGATGCCACGTACAACCCACTCAGTACCAACGAAGACTACTTCTTTCCAACCACAGCAGATGGGCGTGGTTCCAGTGTAGAAACACTTGCAGGTGGCACAAACCTAGGTGAAATCACTGACTTGCGATTCTTCACCAACAAGTTGTTCCGTGGCCTGCGCATACCTTCCAGCTATTTGCCCACAGGACTAGATGACGGCACAGCCAGTTTTACCGACGGCAAAGTAGGCACAGCACTGATACAAGAATGGCGTTTCAACCAGTATTGCAAGCGACTGCAATCAGCAATGGCACACAAGCTGGACGAAGAATTCAAGTTGTTTATGAAGTGGCGTGGTGTCAACATTGACGGACAGTTGTTTGATCTTATCTTTACAGAGCCACAGAACTTTGCACAGTATCGTCAAGCAGACGTAGACACTGCACGTATTGCCACATTTACACAGCTGGAAGCATTGCCATACTTTAGCAAACGCTTTTTGTTAACTCGCTATCTAGGGCTTACAGAAGCCGAAATGGCAGAAAACGATCGCATGTGGGCAGAAGAACACGGCGAAGCAGAAAGCGCAGTGTCACAAGAAGGCGGTAGTGCATTGCGTAGCGTGGGTATCACACCAGGTGGTATCAGTGCAGACATTGACAGTCTAGCACCACCACCAGAAGGTGGCGAAGCTGGTGTCCCCGGTGCCCCTGGCGCAGAAGGAGCACCACCAGCAGGCGGAGCACCGGCAGCAACACCAGGAACTGCTAGCCCAGTGGGCAGTGCCTAAATTGTACATTTTGGGTAAATAACAATATGTATATAACAGAATTTTGGGCACAAGACCCTGCGGGCTACAGAGACGAAAAACAAGACAATTCGCCTCTTAAAATCTCTGACCTGCGCAAAACTAGACTTACACTTGGTCAGTTGAATCGTTTACGTATGATGAATGATGTACGTAAATTTGAGCACGACGGCAAGATGGAAGATCTTAAAAAACAATACTCTGCACCCGCTGCCGGCGAAGGCGCACCGGCCAGTCTCTAATTATCTTACAAAATTCTTCAAAAAACACCTATATTAGGTAGTTTTCTGCGCAGTTATGTAAATATCTTACAAGCTATATTACAAAGGAGTTCTCCAATGAACAAATACGAACAACTCATTGAATACATCATCAATGATGAACAAGACAAGGCGAAAGCCTTATTCCATACTATCGTGGTTGAGAAAAGCCGCGACATCTATGAGAACATCATGGATGAGGAAAACTATGAAGAAGGCGTCGGCGGTAACCAGGTACATGGTTTAGCTGACGAAGTCATGGCCGATGAAGAAGGCATGCATGAAGCTGAAGCTGATGACGAAATGTCTGATGAATTAAGTGGAGATGACATGGGCGGTGATGACATGGGCGGTGATGACATGGGCATGGGCGACGAAATGGGCGGCGAAGAAGCTCCTATTGAAGATCGCGTGATGGACCTGGAAGCCGCAATGGACGAATTGAAAGCTGAGTTTGACGCACTAATGAGCGACGAACAAGGCGAAGAAGGCCATGACGACATGGG